TTTCGTCCAGCGGCAGGAGGCGGGGTTCCTGTGCTTTTGACAACGCTTTCAGCTTTGCAATGGCTTTTTGTGCTATCTTTTGCCACTCATCCCTTGATGATTCAAGCAACTTTATGTATTCGGCATCATTCTTTCCCGGTTCCCATCGAAAATCATTGACTTGAATGCTCATTTCCACTTCACCGCCTGTCCGCAATTCGGGCAAAAGTTGTTCAGGTCAACAATCCAATGCAACTTATAATCGCATTTGCCACAATAAGCATATCCTTTTTCCCATTTCGGTTCCACCGGCTCCTGCGCTTTCAGCTCCATTAGCCCGCGTTCAAGCATGATTATCTGGTCATTCTGCGCTTTAAGCAGGGCGAGGGTATCCTTCAATGTCTGCAACGTCTTGTACCACCAGTCACAATCACAAGTCAAACCGTCGCGCAATTCCGAATCAGAGTAATCCTTCCATTCATCGACTTCTTCCTGCATATCAGCCACAATCGCTTTGACTTTGTTGATAACTTTCTCCCTATCCACCATTCGCTCTCGCCCTCCTAATAGTCCACGGCTTCCTGCCGCGTGATGAAAAAATGGATTCCGGGCGCACATTCATGCGTACGGTCATCGTCAAAATCGGCAACCTCCACAGTCTCGCCCACGCGATAAATAAACGACTTGTCATGGTCGCTGGCAATCTCGGTCACATCATTGGCATTGCCGTTTTTATCCATAATCGCAAGGCACACAGCCTTGGACGCTCTGCACTTGCGTCCAAAAGCACTGGAACGCTTTGCCTCCTCCGGGATTTGCAATTTAATAATCATGCCACTTGCCTTTTTCCACGCAATGAACGCGCCGTATTCCGGGCAACAAATCGGATAAAACTTGTCGATCAACTCCTTGTCAATGTCGGCTCCGCGCAGGTCGGCTCCGCACAGGTCGGCTCCGCACAGGTTGGCTCCGCACAGGTTGGCTCCGTACAGGTCGGCTCCGTACAGGTCGGCTCCGCGCAGGTCGGCTCCGCACAGGTCGGCTCCGCACAGGTCGGCTCCGCACAGGTTGGCTCCGCACAGGTTGGCTCCGCGCAGGTCGGCTCCGCGCAGGTTGGCTTTCATGTCCTCCCATCCGTCGCAGTCCTCACGAATCCAGTGTAGATGCCTTTCAAGAATCTCCTTCAATTTGTTAGCTTCCATTCGCTCTCGCCCTCTCTTTCTCCGCTTCTGCTTTCATCTTCTTGCGAATCCTGCAAAGCAACTCGTTCTCCTTGCGTCGTTCGCGGCACTTCGGGCAGTACACCCGCCCGTCATCTATCGGGGCTTCGCAGTCCACGCATACACCCCTTGCCCTGCGGTCAGCACGTAATGCTTTGAGGTATTCCTTGTGCTTGTTCCCGTCCGGGTCACGCCGCTTGTGGTGGGCCGCTTGCCGTTTCATGCAACTCTTGCAGTACACATGCCCCGGCTCGGCGTAGGTGATACCACATTCGGGGCAAATGCCGCGCTCAACGTACCACCAGTAGCGTTCCTTGCACCGCTGCTTGTCCGCTGGGATGCTTTGCCGCTTCGCCATTATCTCTTTCTCCCCTTACATTGCGCCAATCTCAATCCAATGAGCATATACATATTCAGCACAACGCCACTTTGAACCATCTGTAGAACATGGCGACTGCGGCATCAGCAGAACTCCACCCAGTTGTTGAACCATCGTACCCCCCCCCCACATTTATCAGGTTCAGCATCAAACAGCTTGAACTTCGTATCGGCATTCGGGTCAAGTATCTTTATCTTGCCTGGGTGGTTGTCAATCATCCGCTGAAACGCCCGGATATAAGCGTCTTTGTACTTAGGCCAGCGGTCAAAATCCCGCAGCATGTTCGCAGACCCGGATAGCGGGCAGCCGATGCACCCAAGCCGCGTGAAGCCCTCGTCATACAGGCAACAGTGTTCAACGCCTAGACCGTTCAGGAAGTCCCAAACGTCCTCGTCTGTCCAGTCCACAATCGGATTGACCATCGTTTTGCGGGTTCGATAGCACTGCTCCACCATGCGCCGGTTCGTGTCGTTGTCATCGTTCATGATGACATCACCGTGCTTGTTCAGCTTGTAGTCTGCGCCCATTTCCTCCGCCATCTTTGCGGTTCCCTTCGGCTTGCCGCGAAACCCAACGATGCCGTGCGTGTTCTTGCGGTTCGCACTTTCAGCCCAGCGAACACCGGTCACGACTATGCGCCCTTCGCCGCCCGGTTCTTTTAGGCGTGCGCAACAGTATCGCATCTTGCGGGTTGGCGGCAACGCGTGGTCGGCTATCAGGCTCCACATGGTGATGGGCTTCGGTGTGCCGTCCGGGTAGTAGTGTTCAGGCTTGCCGTCGCTATAGTGTTGTGCCTCCATCTTCACTTCGGGGTAATTGTGCTTGATAAACTGCACCAGTTCGGGCGGGTCAACGCTCGTTATCGCGTAATGCGCATCGAACTTTACCCCCCCCAGTTTGCACAGATGATACACACACTGACTGTCCTTGCCGCCGCTGAATGCTACATAATAGCCCTCCGACGGTTCAAAGGCTTTCAGACGGTCAATCGCCATCTGTACCTTGTCAGTTATGCGCCCATCCGTGGTCATGCTCAACTGACCTATCATTATCCGTATTCCTCCACAAAGTCCACGACCGCGTTATACTGTTCCACCGTCAACCTTCCCCGCCGCAAGCGACCTTCCAACCATGCGCGGCCATTGTGACCGTTCAGCCACGCCGCAGCTTCGTTGCGATCAACTATCCGTGTGTTCCCCACCCAGCGGATGACCAGCCCCAGGCGCACCAAGTGGCTTTCGCCGTACTCGCGCCCAGCCCCGACCATGCGACAGAAATCCACGAACTTCATGGCCCCGCCCCTGCGCATCGGTTGAAGGTACTCGGCAGCATAGTTGCGTATCAAATCCGGATTGATGTGCGGCCCTGACTGTCCATGCCACATACTACCCTCCTTATCCGCTTTCGCCACGTTGCGCCGATCACACAGAGCATCCCGACCACGCCCAAGGCAATGCGTCCCAGAGGGCCGTAACGGGGGTTGTAGCCGTACCTGTGCTGGGCCGCATAAATCCTCGTCTGGATGTCCGCAACGCCCTGAAAGCCCTGTCTGCACATCTCTGCGCGTACTGTAGCCATCTGTGCCGATGTTAGTCTGTTCATAGCTTTCTTTTCTTCGCGCTTCTTCGCGCCCGGTCAACCCTCAACCGTCTGTCGTGGTTTTCCATGAACTTGTAGGCTTCACCGTTCTTGTTCAAGTCCTTGTAATACCGTTCCTTTTCCTCGGCGTGTATGATTAGCCACTCGTGCCACTCTTTACAGTCCGCGCAACATCCGATGTAACGCCGGGGGCAATCAGTGTTGGTCTGCTCGTCAAAGCAAGGTGGGTGTGTCAGCATCAGAACTTCCTCCTGGCATATTCGGACATGCAAAGCGCATCCGACATCCCGTCGCTCTCTTTCCTGCACCGTTCGGTCGGCAAAAGGCTTACTCCGGGGAACAATCTCTTGCAGACCTCCACAGACCCTTGTTTCCCCGTGTGTAATAGCCCAAATTCGCGTTTCCAGATGGTCGGAGGTACTAACTGATACCCGATGCCAAACGCCGCCAGAACGCCCAGAATGAAGCCGTAGGACTGTCCGAAGGAAAACATACCTGTGACTCCCTGTCCGGGCATGGCCCCTACCTTCTCCACAGCGGCGATAGGCTTGTCATCGCAGAGGGACAGCATGTGCATGTCCTGCACGAAAGTCTCGTCATCCCACGGATGGACAGTGACCTTGCCGTCCCATATCCACGCATACCCGCCTTTCTTTCCGGGGTCCACCCCTATGTAGATCACTTGTCCTTCTCCTTCCACGCTTCGTATTCGCCCTCGCCGCACTCGGCTTCAAGGTTTATCTTGCAGTCCCCACCGCCAAGGTGATAGCGGCAAGTCTCACAGCACTTGTCCTCATTCATCGTCATCCTCCGTCCCGAACAGTCTGGCGCAGATCGTGCCAATGACCACCAGCACCGCGAGGATAGCGATACAACCGATGACGAAGGACAGGAAACCGCCGAACACGGCTATGCCCTTGTCGAAACCATTGATAAACGCATCAAGCATTACTGTCACCTCCGTATTTACTCAAATCCACAAAGAAGTCGTCACCGAAGTCTTGGTTAGTATATGACCGCTGGGCGTAGTCCAGGGCGGGGTTGTGTCGTTCGGAATGTTCCGTGGAACCTTGCGGGATATTCTCGTCCTCCCACCGTTTACCCCTTAAATATGAACTTGCCATTTTGATGAATCGTTTTTCCGTACCGAACCAAGTACCACCCTTTTCAAGTCGCCTGTGAATGTCGTTCAGGATTGTCCGTTGCAGTTCTTCATTGGGCTTTAGTGCTTTCCACGCCTTTATCGCGTCCTGTTTACCGTCCTTGCGAGGATAAGCAGACCAGAATGTAGCAAACGCATCGTCGATAGACGATAGAGAATTATCTGGTTTATTCAATGGTTTATTAGATGTATTACTATCTCGCACTTTTTGCGATTCTGCCTCGCAGTTTCCGCTATTCTGCCTCGCAGTTTTTGCTAGGCAGCTTCGCA